TACTTTGAATGGGCTTGGGAAGTTTGATACATCCCTATACTTTACTTCTCCCACCAATTCTTTTCCTTTGAGTTCGAGCTTGATGTCTCCCGAATACTCTCCTCCCAAGCTACCACTGAGCGGTTGCCTTTTTGCTTTGATTCCAATTTCCGTGAGCCATTTGACAAACCACTTTTCATGGTAAGTTCCCTTAGTTTTGTTTCTATTAGCCACGGCTCATCCTCATAACAATGCAAACATACAAACCAATGCTTTACCATTGTTGCTTCGTGATTGCCTTTTAGTATTGCAACGTACCAATATGTAGTATCTCCACATAACTTGCATCTTGCTGCCTTACCTCTTAATCGCTTCGATGTCATACTCTAACGCTTCTAACCAACACATTAACATAAAACCAGAAGGCATACGCTTGAACTGCTCCCACTTGTGAACCAAAGATTCAGTGCAACCAATTTTACGCGCTAAGCTTTCTTGGCTTAAGCCCCTTTCGTGCCGAGCGTCTATCAACAACCTGACCAGAGTCTCGTAGTTGTTTGGTACGCTTGGCCGCTTCGTCTCTTCTGTGCTGCTCATCTATCGCATCTAAAACAGAACATGCAGTATCGAATCGCATCTCTGTTGTTCCATTGATTGTTCGGTAGTATGTAGAAGTCGGAAGTCCTGCCATTTTAAATGCGTGGAATAAATCTACACCTTTAAGTTTTGCTTGATCTCTGACTGTATCTAAGTATGTCTGCATACTGCATGTATGGAGCAACACAAAACCAGATGTCAAGGGCGGCAATAGGGGAACACACACCGCCCATGACATTTTTGCTATACCTCCTCTGTTATTTCATTCAAGTTTTGCCCAGATCCTAAACACTCTGGGCAATCAATTTGATCGACGTCAATAACTCCAACGTCACGATCAAAACTCATTGGCCTGTGAACCACACGCTCAATATAACCATCACCATCACATTCTTTGCAGAACATATCTTCAACCTCCTTATGCTCGAGAGGTTCCCAAAAAACTTTTTTGAATATGTCATTTAACATGTGATCCATTGCATCAATATGGGATTTCGTCATTTAATTCCTCCAAACTTTCTTGATAGCGTTCTTCCCACGCTGCTATTGCTCTGCGTTCAAACTTATCCGCATCGAATCTTGGGTTCATGCGTTTAAGTTTTTGCGATAGCTCTTTGATATTAGTAGGCCAGTGCATGAATGGTGCGATCTCATCCGCAACAAATTCAAAGTCTCTTCTAGTCCAACGTGCCATTAGTCCATCCTCGTAATAAAATAATCATTCTCTTCTGGTCTTGGCAGTGCAACAATAGCGTATGGGAAAAAGTAAACTTCTCCAACTGGCGTATTGTATACAGCAAGATAATCCATATCTGGATCATCCTCGTATTCTGATACAAGCTTAGTACCTACCAATTTTGATCCAAACTTATAAAGCTGACCAAATCCATATTGATCCTCCATATATTGAACAAGGTTTGGTTCTTTTGAACCAAGCATATATTCATCGCAAAAATCTCTTACCCAATAGGGTAAGAAACCTAATGCTTCCACAATGCGATCCGCAGGTGCATTAATATCTGGATTAATCATCAACATTTGATTGCTCCACTTCTTTTGCATGATCTTGTTCAAGCTGAACTAATTCAGCAAGTTTAAGATTCAGTTCAATCCAACTCTTGATAATATCAATTGCAAAAACTTTACTAATTGGAAACGGAATTTGTCGAGTCAATTCCAATTCTCCTTTGTCTTGCAAATTTTCAACAAGCTCTGCGTATTCCCAAGCTAGTCTATTAATCTTCCACAGTTGTTTTGAAGTCGCTGATTCCAACATAATCTTCTCCTTTTCTATTGGTATCAATAACATGATAGCTGCTTAATTGCAGCCAGTCATTATTTACGTAACGTCATCTCCCTTTTCGGTTATTTCTTCTATCCAAGGGTCAGACTTTTCGGTTACACCAAGCTCACCTTGACTTGCCATATCAAACATCTCATCAAAAGCATCAGATTCATTTGTTGCTTCAAGCATTATTGATCTTTGTTTTCTGTATGAAATGTAATTAACTTTAAATTTAGGCATTTAGTTTCTCCGATTTTTCATTCATGTTTCACAACAAGGTTGCAGTGGCGGCTAGTGGCTAATCACCAAGAGCCGCCCTGCCCCTGCCTATGTCACATAAAAAAAGGGTCAAGGCCTTTGGCCTCAACCCATGTGATCTACGCTTTCTTTTTCTTTGGAGTGTCATCTACCAAAATGTCGTTGGCGCTGTCCTCCAACATGCCCAGAGCCTCTAGCTCTTGGCGTATGTCGTCGGGCAGAGTCTCATCCGCTACGACATTTTGTGTGCCGTAGTAGTATGTCGGTGGTGACATGTAAGGTTTGTAGTAGTCACCGAACTCCTGATTGTACTGTGATTGGAGATCAGCATATATCTCAGCCAAAGCTTCGTGCTTGTGGTTAGCCGATCTCGACGCTCCGAGAGCACCTCTGAGTTCGTTGTTGCTGATCTCTTCACCAGTACGGTTGCGATAGGCAATCGCAGCCTCGTCAGACTTACGCTTCGCATAAGCTTCCGAGCTATTGCCTGTCTTACCGAAATGTAGGTAAAACGTACCATCGAGTAGCTTCTCAAGGAATATCTTGCGCAGGTACTTCATGTCATCAGTCATTACGAACTGCTTCTCTTCGTTATCCCATCTTTCGTAATCATAAGATAATTCCTTGATAGCTAATACGATGTTACTTGATATTGTTTCTTTATCCATTTTTCTTCTCCTTATGAATAATATTATTTACATGTATGCACAGTATCCTATGCATAAGGATCTCTCAGCGATTAAATTTAGGCTTAGTCAAGTACGCAGCCGACCACGTCGGGAATAGTTACGTTACGTCAGTCTTGCCTGACGTTTCGTAACTGTTCTGCTTGACTCAGCCTGAATTTGATAGCCCAACTGGAAGTTATAATTGGAATATTGTGTGTGTATGTAAGATAAATGTTTGTGTGAGGGCGGTAAGCATCAGGCTCCATTCAGGCTACGAAAAGCTAAGAGCAAAAGAGCTTTGGAACAAAGTCTGTGCTCCGTGCTTTTCTCAGCTAGAATGGAGGGCTTACTGCCCAGAGCACAAACATATGGTAGATGAAGGATGCGATGGAAGAACATCTTCAATGTTCTGCGATACCGCTATGGCGGTACGCACCTTGAATTGTCCCATACCTGTCAACCCATAGAACGCTACGTCACTTTGGTAGTGACGCTACGTCATATATTGACAAGCTCTCAACAAAACTGGCATCAATGGGGGGAGAGAGGGAGAGGGGGGCTAGCAGTGGTAGCAATGGATAGTTCCCTTATATGATTGTTGAGTGCTTGAAGCGATCAGTTATCTGTTCAGCTTGAAGCGATACGGCTAGATTGATTTAAGCGTATGGACTTAGGAAGGATGTTAGATGGGTCAATTGACTGATAAGAAGCTGACAGATAAACAGACCGCTTTGGTAGACACTATCGTAGCAAATGGGTGTAGTATCACGGAAGCAGCCACACAAGCTGGGTATGCGAACGGTGAGAGCGGAAGAGTCACTGCGTCCAAGGCGTTAAAGCTCCCACATGTGCAGCAGTATATGATGCAGAGGATGGGAGAGGAATTTGGACTTAGTGCTACGGTAGCCGCAGGACAGTTACGAAGGCTAGTGACAGGAGCTAAGAGCGAATATGTACAGCTTGAGGCTGCGAAGGATTTACTTGATCGTGCAGGATACAAACCGATAGATCGCTCTCAAGTGCAAGTTGCAGGAGATATTAAAGTGTCTATTGATTTGTCATAGAGGGGGGTGGGGTCAAAAGTTGCTAGTTGCTACGTGTCAGTAGTCCCTCACTAGCATTTTTCTTCAAAAAGGTTTATAACAACTCTGAAAAATATTTTTATCTAGAAAGGTCCGATGTAAATGAGAAAGATACACAAGAGTCCATCGGGAGGTCTAAGTGATTTAGGTCGAGCATATTTTAAAAGGAAGGAAGGGGCGAATTTAAAGAAGCCTGTTCCCGAAGGCACAGGTTCTAGACGTGTTTCTTTTGCTGCTAGATTTGGTGGAATGAAAGGACCAGAGAGAGATGAGAAGGGAGAGCCTACTAGATTAGGTTTAGCATTAAAGAAGTGGGGCTTTCGTTCCAAAGCATCTGCCCGAAGATTTGCAGCGAGGCATAGAAAGACATGAAGAAGAAGCGACAGAGTTTAGTTAATCGTGGTGTGCAGTTAAAGCTTAGAGATAAGTACATCAAGGAACTTAGAGAGATTGAGAAGAAGTTAGATCCTGAGCCACAGCCAAAGAGTTTTTTTAGGAAGATGTACGACTTTGTCACTGGCAATACTGAGGTAAGTGGGCCAAGTACTATGACACCTCAGAAAGAGAAACTCTTGAAACGGTGGCATTTCTTAAGTAATAGGGTAGATGATATGCCTGATCCAGACGAAGGAATGTTTCCATGAGTACAGTTAATAAAGCAGGAAACTATACCAAGCCTAAGTTAAGGGAGAGTTTGTTTAAGTCTATCAAGGCAAGAGCTACTCATGGCACTGCGGCAGGACAATGGTCTGCTCGAAAGGCACAGTTACTTGCTAAAACATATAAAGCTAGAGGTGGGGGATATAAAACATAATGCGTATTGAATTTGCAAGTGTAAGTATGATGGGCGAGATTATTGCTGAGTTACGTGTTCAAGGTATTGAGTTTGAATGTAAGGTTGATGATCTTGGCACAGGATACATTTGGTTAAAGGAATTAAAAACAAATGAGAGCACCACAAAGATCGCTGCTTAACTGGGGCAAACAGAAGTGGAGAACTAAGTCTGGCAAGAAGTCTAGCGAAACTGGTGAACGCTACCTTCCTTCTAAGGCTATCGCTGCTCTTAGTGATGCTGAGTATCGCGCTACAACCAGAGCAAAACGAGAGGGTAAGGCAAAGGGTAAGCAGTTTGTGGCTCAACCGAAGAAGATTGCTAACAAGGTAAGGAGATATAGAAATGCCTAATGTTAATGGAAAGAAGTTCCCATATACTAAGAAGGGAATAGCTGCGGCTAAGAAAGCGCAGGAAGAAACTAAGAAGCCAATGAAGAAAAAGAAAAGCTTAATGTCGGGAAGTTACAAGTAATGGCTTTATATTTAACAAGTGGTGAATTGTATGAAGGCGAGACTCACGTTCTAGCAGGAACAATATATACTGGTAAGACGAGAACACCTGAGTCACGCAGACTCGTGGAAGGGCCTGACCCAGTGAGAGCCAGAAGCTCCAATGGCCAACTCAAAGGCGACGACCCCTCCACGAGTGATATAAACGAAGCGTATGAGAAACCCAAG